CTTCAGGCCGGATGGTTTCGAGATACATGCGCCTGGCCGCTGGGATGCCGGTCTTTCGCCAGTCCGAAACGGACGGGTCTTTAACCTTGCAGAGGCGGGCCACAGCCGCCGTACCGCCCAAGGCGTCGATGATGTCGGAGTCGGGGTGCCTCATGTCCATGCCTCAATTATTAGGCATGCCTTATTTATAGTCAAGCCGCGCCTAACTTTTTACAAAGGCATCCCTAATCGGCTTCCTATTAGGATTGCCGAATGAGCACTCTTGCAGAACGCCTCCGAGAGGCAATGGACGACGCTGGCATAAAGCAAGTTCAGGTCGCGCGCGCGGCAGGCATAAAGCCGCCCTCGGTAGCGGACTGGCTGAACGGAAAAACCAAGAACATTAGGGGCGCGAACCTTGTTAGCGTCGCCCAATTATTGAACGTCAGCGAGGCGTGGTTAGCCGATGGTGTCTTGCCCAAGGAACGCAGGCTAGACTCTGACTGGCCTTTCCCAAAGATACCGAAGCAGCGGTACTACACCTTGTCGGAAGCGCAGCGAGCTGGGATAGAAGAATGGGTAGCGCGCCAGGTGGAAGCCTACGCGTCCGACGCAGAATCGAAAAGCTCCCCAAATGAACGGGCAGCCTAAATGCAGCCACCTAAACCTCGTATGGTCCGAGCGCATGGCTTGTAAAGGGGCCTGCGACCGTTGATCAACCGCTTTGAGACTGAACATAGCGTGAAACAACGCCGCGTGTGATCCAAGCGACATACGCGCCATGGAAGCTATGCACGAAACAACTGCTCGCCTGTTTGTCGCAAGTGAAGAAATGAGCCCCGGGGAAGCCGTGACCTCGCGGGTGGCTGCACGCATGAATATTGCCGACAACAGGGTGACCAACTGGAAAACCAGAGGAATCAGCTTTGAGGGAGCCGTACAAGCCGAGGCCGCCTACGGGATACCAGCAGCATGGGTCATGTATAGGCGGATGCCGTCGCTGCCCTCCCAATGGCCGTTCGAGAAATGGGTTCCCCTCGAAGCGATAAAGAGACTACCGCCGGATAGTGCTGGGTTCATTGCCCATAGGCCGTCAGACCATACAAGCACAAGATGACTCTGCTTTTGTTATCGATCTCGACAAGTTCGTTCAAGGCAGATCTGATGCGCTCTAGGTCGTCACAAGAAAAATAACTAAGGTCCAAGCAATGCGAAAGGACGTGCTTTTTGATCAAAGCGGCTCGAGCGATGCAGTTGGCGAAACTGCGCACGTCTTTTGCGCGACGATGCAACTACGCACTCCTTTGAGGGTTCTCCTTCGTCACGGTGAAGAGTGCCCTCCTGGCGTCGAACCGCCAGTTATTGCCGACGAGGCGTGGCAGGGTATTTGGGTGCCCACCCTTGAGGGAATGGGGCTGTGGGGTCAAATGGCCTCCCAAATTGGCTACATCCCCGCTGAGGGCGGTCTTTTCCTTCAATTTCTCATAGCAATGCGAGAAGCAATCGAGCAAAGCTCAGTATCGGATTCGAAGGTTGCACGATTGACCCGCGCCCTGGCTGACCCAAGATGGCGCGAGTTCATCCAACAGCTAGGTGGTGCCACGGCAGTTAGCCAGCACCTGCTGGGGCTTCAGGAAGACGATCCCGTTTGACTTACATCGAGCGTGCCGCCTCTAGGCGACTTTTCCTGTACGGCGGCGATCATGCCGCAGCATACGATCAGCAATCTATTGGCTGCTAGGGAGCCCACAATGAAGCGTCTACTTGTTACCGCACTCACAGCGACCGCCGTCCTGCCTGGGTGTGCGCTCGGATCCGATGCCTGGGTTAATGCGCAATACGCTGTATAGGAACAGGCATAGGCTGCAAGGCTATGGTTTGAAATTTTGGTGCAACGAGCGCCAAGAAGTAGAAAGGGTCTTGGCGGTTTGCACCAGCCAAGACCCTTGAAGAAATTGTAGGCCCCTGGTTCGAGGATCCCACCCCGAAGGCACTGCTCTTTTTTTGCGCCTGAACATCACTATTTTCTGCGTATTTGCTTCCCATTCCTTAAGCCCCTCGCCAGCTTCGGCTTGTTGTGCCCCTACCCGCCCCGAGCTGGCGTGTTGCGCCTGTTACAAATTAAATTAGGCATGCCTATTGTCAAATAATTAGGCATGCCTTATATTCTCCCAACGCCTCACCGAGGCAACGCCCGCCACCCGGCGGGATGGAAAAAGGGAGAAAGAAATGTTCGCCGTCATTGAAACCAACAACGCAAGCCACATCGCCATCCACATCCCGAAGGAAGGCGCCGACAAGTCGCTGCCCGCGCTGGCGGCGATGCTGGAGCACAACGCTACCTTCATCAATAAGGGCTGGCGTGAGATCAACGTGGTCAAGCCCAGCATGCACATCATCCTGGGCGACAAGTTCGACACCGAGTCCGACGATGCCGGCGAACTGCTGATTCAGGCCTGCGCCGACGTGGTCAGCGACGACTTTGTGATCGCCACGCCCGAAGTCTTCGTCAGCAATAAGACGGCGATTGCCAAGAAGCAAGAAGAGATCGACCGCCTGCGCTCCGAGCTTCAGAGCGTCAGGTTCCAGCTCGATGCCGCCAACGCGCGGATCACGGAGCTGCAGGCGCCCGACTGCGAAGAAGCCTGACCGCATCCTGCGCGACGGGACAGGAGACACCATGCTTCCCCTCACCTACCCCACCGAGTGCGGCACGTCCACGGTCGTGCGCCCGCTGACCGACGCCGAGCGGCTGGCCGAGCTGCGCCGGGACCTGGATGCCGACCTGCACTACGCCCTGGTGGCGCAGCGCTACGTGCGCTGGCCCTATGGCGAGCCTGAGCTGGCCGCGGAAGCGCTGTACGCGGCCACGATCGGCGATGCGCAATCCGAAGCCGCGTTCTCCCTGGTGGTGCGTGCCGCGGCGCGCGGCGAGTCGGCGGTGTCGGTCGGCACGCTCTTCATCGAGTGGACGAAGCTGGCGCGCGCCCGGCTGCTGGACACGCTGGTCGAGCTGACCGAAGACGGCCAGCGCGTCACGTTCGGGAGCCGGCAATGAATGCGTACCTGATCCTGTGGTCGCTGGCGCTCGTTGCGTTGCTGGCCGGAGACGAGTTCTTTTACCGCCGCTTCCGTCGCGGCATGGGGAGCGAGGAATGATGACGAAACATACGCCCGGGCCGTGGGCAATCCGCTACGACTATGTGGTGCAAGCGCGTTCCTTTGACGATGGTCGCCTCGTTCCGGTCGCTCAGCCCTATGGCGTGAACGGCGACGGATCCGACCTGTTCGCCAACGCCCGCCTGATCGCCGCCGCGCCGAATCTGCTGGAGGCGTTGGAAGCCGAGGAAGAATGGCGCGGCCGAGAAGCCGCCGGCGAGATCGACCCCGAGTGGGACTACGAAACGATGGTTGCCGCCAAGCGCCGCGCCGCCATCAGCAAAGCGAAAGGGGAACAGCAATGACCACCTGCCGGCAATGCAAATCGACCTTCCAGCCAAGTGAACGGCAGATCCGCAAATCGGATTTCCTTTGCAGCGAATGCCAGCGCGCCTACGACGCAGCCTATCGTGCGGCCCGCAAAGCATCCGGCAACCCGGTCAAAACTGGCCAGATGCCGCGTAGCTATCACCAAGCCTATGAGGCCGCATATGCTCAGCGCCCAGGCGTGCGCGAGCGCAGAGCATCTCTGATGCGCGGTTACGCACGCCTGCACGCAGGCCGACATGCTGCGCGCCGAAAGCTGCGTCACGAGGTCGAAATGGGGCGCATCGTCCCTCTGCCTTGTGAGGTATGCGGGGATACGCCGACCGATGGCCACCATGCGTCCTACGCGCTGCCGCTCGCCGTCACATGGCTGTGCAAGCAGCACCATCAAGAGCTCCACGCCAAGGCCAAGGGAGAGCAGTCATGACCTCTACCGCCCAATACCAGTGCCAGGCTTGCGGCAGCACCTTCACCGCCCGGTCGGCCGACCGCGCGCGCGGCTGGGCTCGGTTCTGCTCGAAGTCCTGCAAGGCACGCAAGCAGGAGGCCCGCACCGGCCAGTACCGCACCTATCAGGAGCGCCGCGACGACGACGGCTGCTTCCCGTCACCTGCCGAAGGGGACGTTCAATGATCCGCCGCCTCCTGCGCGACCCCGACGCCCGTCTGTCCGCTTTCACCGTCGCCGCGGTGCTGGTCGCCCTGGTCTTCGGCTACGGCGAAGTCCAGCAGCGCGACGAATCCACCCTCACCGCCTGCGAAGGCTGCGGCAAGACCGCCGTGGCCGCGCGCGAATAGCCATGAAAGCCGAGGACGCCTACCCGCCGGGTACGCCCGACCAATTCCTGCGAGCCCACCGCGGCCGCACCGTAGCAATCGTAGAAACCGACCAATCTGGAGCAATCGATGAGCACCGTAACCATGATTCTCGGGCAGTCCGGTACCGGAAAGTCCACCAGCCTGCGCAACCTCGATCCGTCGCAAACCCTGCTGATCCAGGCCATCAAGAAGCCGCTGCCGTTCAAGAGCGGTAACTGGAAGCCGGCCAACAAGGAAAACCCAGCCGGCAGCATCTTCGTCTGCGATTCGGCGGCCACGATCGTCGGCGCCATGAAGCGCACGAAGCGCCCGGTCATCGTGATCGACGACTTCCAGTACGTCATGGCGAACGAGTTCATGCGCCGCAGCGCCGAGAAGGGCTTCGACAAGTTCACCGAAATCGGCCGCAACGCCTGGGACATTCTGGTCGAGGCTGCGCGTCTGCCCGATGAGGTTCGCGTCTACGTCCTCTCGCATGTCGAGACCACAGACGACGGGCGCACCAAGATCAAGACCATCGGGCGGATGCTGGACGAAAAGATCACGCTCGAGGGCATGGTTTCCATTGTGCTGAAGACCGTGGTGCAGGACGGCCAGCACTTCTTCGCCACCCGCAACAACGGTAGCGACACCGTCAAGACCCCCATGGGCATGTTCGACGCGGACCTGATCGAGAACGACCTGGCCGCCGTGGACACCGCCATCTACCAGTACTACGGCCTCACCGAAGCCGCCTAACCCAGGAGCAACCATGTACGCACTCGACCCCGCGGCCGCGAAGGCGGCCGAATCCACCGGTAGCCGCATCGCCGAGAAGGGCAAATACAAGGGCAAGTTCACGCGCGCCCAGCACATCGTTTCCGAGAATACCGGCACCTACGGCATCGACTTCGATTTCGTAGCGGACGGCGGGCAACGCGCTCGGTTCTCCATCTACACCAAGCGTTCGGACGGCACGCAAGTCTACGGATTTAAGCAACTTTCTGCCCTGATGGCGTGCCTGTCGCTGCGCAACCTCGCCGACCCGAAGGATACGCCCGCCAAGGTGTACGACTTCGACCAGCAACGCGAGCTGGACACCGTCGTTCCGCAGTTCACCGAGCTGCTGGGCAAGCCTGTGGGCCTGCTCTTCTCCATGGAAGAGTACCGCCCGGGCAAGTGGCGCCCCAATCTGGCCGGCGTCTTTCAGGCCAGTAGCGAGCTGGTCGCGTCCGAGATCCTGGACCGCAAGACGCAGCCGCTTCAGCTGGCCAAGATGGTCCAGGCCCTGCGCGACAAGCCCCTGCGCTCCGGTGGCGGCTCCCTGGAAGACGGCAACCGTGCAGCCGCAGCCGCCGGCGCGTCCGCCCTCGACGACGACATCCCGTTCGCCCAAGCCTTCGGGCGCAAGGCTCATTACTTCTGAGGCCCGCCATGAATATGCCCCTCTACGCCCTCACGCAGGAATACCGCACGCTGGCCGTTCGCCTGGCCGAAGGCGACTTCGACGAGAAGGCCGTCGCCGACACCATGGAAGCCAGCGGCCTGCCCGAGCAGATCGGCGACAAGGCGCAAGGCTGCGAAATGGTCGCGCGCACGTTCGAAGCCGACATCCCGGCGATCGACGCCGAGATCAAGCGGCTGCAGGAACTGAAGAAGGCGCGCCAGGCCCGCGCCGACGCGCTGCGCGACTACCTGCTGCGCAACATGATCGCCAGCGATATCCAGGTGATCGAATGCCCGCTGTTTCGCATCAGCATCGCCAAAAACCCGCCCGCGGTGGAAGTGTTCGACGAGAAGCAGATCCCGGCCGACTACTTCACCAGTCCGCCGGCGCCTCCGCCCAAGCTCGACAAGAATCTGATCGCCCAGGCGCTGAAGGACAACCACGACGTCCCCGGCGCGCGCCTGCGTCAGGGCTTGCGCCTGTCGATCCGCTAACTCTTCACCAGCAGCACAACCAAGGAGACTGACGAATGTTCAGCCTTGAAAGCCAGAAAGTGACGCTCGCACACCTGAACGTGCGCCCCGAGAACCACGGCGACGAGAAGGTCGGTGGCGCGGACCTGAAGATCGCCTTCACGGAAAGCAACGGCCTGCTGGCCATGTTCCACCCGGTGCTGCGCGACGCGCTGTATCGCCGCGAGGACGCGCCGCCCGACTAGGAAGAGATCTTCGAAGGTAGCCCGGTCGATGCGCTGACCGTGCGCAAGTTCGGCGACCTGATCGGCGCGCTGCGTCTCAAGCACGAGTTGAAGGGCGCGCAGGTGGTGATCGGCTTCGGCCTCGGAGGCGCGTCCGACATCGACTTCCAAACCGCCGATGTCGACCATTTTTCGGTGGAACTGATGGAAGGTGGCAGCGCGCGCTACGGCTTCCGGGTGAAGTGCAACCCCACCGGCGAGCAGATCAAGCGCCTGTACGAGGTCCTGGGCGGCGAGGTGGACATCAGCGTGACACCCGCCGTCGACAAGCAAGGCGCGCTTGGCCTGGTGCAAGAGGCGGCGTAACGATCAACGGCCGGCCCGGCGGCGGGCTCCCTCCCTTCCCCGCCCTACCGCTGCCGGTGTCCGGCCACCCTATACCGAGAACGACGATGTCTATGCCCACCCTCAACCGCCAGCAGCGCCGCCAGCTCGAGCAGCAGCGCAGCCGCCAGCGTGCGCAGCGCCGCGTCGAGAGGCCCGCCCACCCGCCGATGCTCATCAAGGCCCAGCAGACCCTGGCGCCGCTGGAAGCGATCATCGACCAGATCGAGCGCGCCGGCACGGTCGACACCGACCGCCAAGGCCGGCCGATCTTCCATTGTGCGGCCGATGGGCAGTGGTACGAGAGCGCGCCCCAGGCCCCAGCCGGATGGCGTTGGACGCTGCACCCGGCAGGGCTGCATCCTGATGTGTACGCGGCAGCGGCGGCCCATACCAGCGACGAGGCGCGCAATGCGGCGCTGGAGGAAGCGGCGGGCGCGCTGGAGGATCATCGCAGGGCCGGTCGAGAATGGGTGCCGGGCAGCCTGTGGGACGCCCTCTCACGTGAAGCCGCCGCTCGCATCCGCGCCCTCAAGTCCCCCACCATCGCCACCGAAGCACATCAAATCTCGCAGCTACGCTCGACAGTGGAAGACCTGAAGAAGCTATTCCGCCAGGAGCGCGGCCGTTGCGGTGAAATCCGCAATGCGACGCTGGAGGAGGCGGCAGAACTAGCTGACGGCTGTGACAAACGGGCCACGCCACGCGGTATCGCATGCGCCATCCGCGCCATCAAGTCCACCCCCGCGCCCACGGCGGTAGAGGGTGCAAACGATGTGGCTCTGCCGCCGTGCCCGCAAGCTCTGGTCAAGGTGGAGGGAATGCCCCGGTACCTGTGGCCTGAAATGCAGGCTTACGCCCGCGCCGCCGTCCTGGCCGACCGCCAGCGGCGCTCCGGGGACGCCCCGCGCGAAGACGACATGCTGACCATCGCTTACCTCGCGGGAGCACAGGCAGAGAAGGAACGCGCCGCCCTGTCCGCGCAACCGGGAGCTATTCGAAATCCTCTAATAGCTGAGCCATCCGGAAACCCCGGAGAGCTGGATTGCGCCGCCCTGTCCGCGCGCAAGGAGGGGGACGCCCGTGCCTCTGCCACCCAGGCCGAACAAGGAGAGCGGGATGCAGGTTGAGCTGACCATGGTTGAGTTGAAGGTGCTGGGCTCCGTGCTGAACAACCACAGGTACATGCTCAGGGCCATCAAAACGGACGCCACCATTCCGCAAGCGGTGAAGGACGCGGAAGCAGCCAAGCACCAGCGCGCCTGCCAGATCATGCGCAAGCTGCGTGCCGCGTACAAGTCGCAGCGCCCCAAGCGTTCCGTTCCGGCTCCTGCTCCGCAACCCATCGAGGACGGAGGCGCGGATGTCTGACTGGCAACCCATGACGATCAAGCCGCCGAGGCCAGGACAGTACCACGTCCGCGTGCGCATCACCGAAGGCCGGTATCTGTCGAAGCTGGTGCGCTACTGGGACGGCACCCAGTGGTCTTCGCGCAATGGCAGGTTGCCCACTGGCTTCGGCAACTGGGGCGACCTCTCGCAGCAATTCTGGCGCGAGATTGCTGCCCAATCCCACCCCACCCAGTATACCGACGGAGGCGACCATGCCTGACCTGCCCTACGTCGCCCTGCTGGGCATCGCCCTGGGCGCCGTCGTGGCGCTCGCCCTGGCCCTGCACCGCTGGCTGAGCCGAGAAATCGAAAAGGAAGAACGGGAGGAATAGATGGCACACGCAGCCCAACACCAAGCAACGGCCCCTACGTCGCCCGCCAGAACGGCGATGAAGTGGGTCAAGATCAATAAATACTGTGAGCTGTCCGGCGATACCCCGGACGCCATCTATGCTAAAAATCGCCGGAAGATCTGGACCGAAGGCGTTCACTATAAGAAGGCGGCTGACGGTTGCCTTTGGATCAACCTCGAGGAAGTCGACAAATGGGTCGAGCAGGATCAGAGCCAAAGCCGCCGCGCGGCGTGACCATCCGGGAACTGAAGGACGGCCCGCGCCTGCAGATCGCCTTCAGCTACCGCGGCGAGCAGTGCCGCGAGCTGCTGCCCGCGGGCAAGGTGACGAAATCCTATATGGAGTACGCGGCCGGCCTGCGCGCCGAAATCCGACGGAAGATCACCGATGGCACGTTCAGCTATCGCGCCTACTTCCCGGATTCTCCGGCAGCGGCCCGGATGGAGCCGAGCCCGACCGCAATTCCTGGTGCCAAGCTGCTGTTGGGCGCGCTGCTTGACGCCCAGCTCGCGCTATACGAGAAGCAGGCCGCCAACGGCAGCATCTCCGCGTCCACGCTGCTGGGCTATGCCAAGGCCATCAAACACTACCTGCGCCCGCGCTGGGGCGACACGCCCGTCAACGAACTGGCGCCGGCCGACTTGCGCGCCTGGATTGCCGGCATGGGCGTCACGGGCAAGACGGTGCGAAACCGCCTGACGCCGTTGCGGTCGGTGCTGGATGACGCGGTGAACGACGAGCTGCTGGACAGCAACCCACTGGACCGGATCGCCCTGGGCAAGCTGATCAAGCAGACGGCCACCAAGAGCAATTACGAGGTCGACCCGTTCGACATGGATGAGGTCGCCGCGCTGTGCAAGGCGGCGCGGGCCGACGAGCTGCCCCTGATCCAGTTCTGGTTCGAGGCGGGATTACGCCCAGGCGAAATTCAGGCGGTGGAATGGTCGAGCGTGGACTGGGTGCATGGGCGCGTGCGCATCGACGACAACATCGTGACGGGTATGGTTGAAGGCAAGGCCACCCAGGTGCGCAAGGCGCCGAAGACGCAGGCGGGCATACGTGATGTGGACCTGTCGCCCCTGGCGCTGGCGGCACTCAAGGCCCAGAAGGCGTTCACCTTTCTGGCCGGCGGCCGGATCTGGCACGACCCGCGCAAGAACGAGCCGTGGGCATCCGACGCGCAGATCCGGAAATCCCTCTGGCTGCCCCTGTGTAAGCGCGCCGGCGTCCGCTACCGCAACCCGTACCAGATGCGGCATACCTATGCCAGCACCCGGCTGACGGCCGGCGCGAATCCCTGGTACATTGCAGACCAGCTCGGCCACACCGATGTCGAGATGGTGTTCAAGATCTACGGCAAGTTCATTCCGAAGAACTTCCAGCGCGCCGGCGCATTCACACCGGTTTCACACGCAGACCAGGCGGCCGACAAAACCGGCACTGTAAGCGGCTGATTTTTGGGACATATTCCCCCCAAGAAAATAGGACCGCCGGCAGTTCAATTCCCCCCGGCTCCACCAATTACAAGGGCTCGGATAATCTCCGGGCCCTTTTTCTTTCCGGACAGCGCCCGCCCCCGGCTTGGACGAGTTCCTGCGCCGCGAACCGGCGAGCGGCCGTCCGCGGCTCCTGCCCTAGCCCATGCGCTGGCGGATCGCGCGCCGGAAGTGGTCTGCCAGCGTAGTGTGGTGGTCCGGACTGCTCAGCAGCGCCAGGCCCGTACGGAATCGCGAGCCTGGGGCAAGCGGACGGAACGCCACGCGGTAGCCGACACGGCCCACGATGGATTGCGGAACCAGCGCGATGCCGGCGCCCATTTCCACCAGCGCCAGCACGGTGGCGGTCTGCGTGGCCATGTGATTGGCGATGCGAGGCATGATGCCCTGGGCCTGGAAGCCCTCGAGCATGAGCGCGCGCAAGGGCGGCGAATGTTCGCGCGGCGGCAGCAACAGCGGCTCGTCGGCCAGGTCGCGCAGCGAGATTTCCCCGGCCGCGACCAACGCATGGTCGTGCGGCAGCGCCACGCAGAAACCGTCCTCGTCCACCAGCTCGAGCTCCAGGCCCGGAAACGCGTCCAGCGGATAGCGCACGATGCCCAGGTCGAACGTCCGATTGTGCAGGCCTTCGACAATGCGATCGGTGGTGGCCTCGTACAGTTCGACGTGGACGCCCGGGTGGGCGCGCTGCAGTTGCGGCAGTGCCTGCGGCAGCAGGCGATAGGGGGCGCTGCCGACGAAGGCCAGCCGCAGG